GCCACTAGCATTGCTACCAGCGGTATAAGTGTTAATACTTTTTTCATTTTGCCAACTCCTGACTCTGTGTTTTAACTGTGTCTACACCTTTGTCCATAATACGTGCCATTCCGCTGAAACCAACGGTAGCCAATACTAGACCAAAAACTACGCCTATAATAAATGCCTTCATACTTGCCTTTCTGTGTGTGTTAATAAAAAGCCTCTACAGTACATAGTATACTATAGAGGCAAGGGACTGTCAACTAGTTTTGGTTATTTAAATAGGATTAATGCCATAATTGCGGCTTGGCAGAAAAATCCAAATCCAATAGTAACTACGTTTAGCCAATCTTTTTGGATTACTCCTTTGATGAAAAAGAAGAATAATCCAACCCAACTAAACAGGACCATATCGACTGGCGGTAACTTTTCAGTTAGTCCAGTTAGCATGGCCAGCAGTGTAGGGATTGTGGATAGGTGTAGTAAAATAACTGCTAGCCAACCCATTGTTTCCGCACTAAGATGTGGAACATGTTCGATTAGGTTTATTCTAATTTTCTCAACATCAACCATGTCTGTTATTTTTTGATTGAATTTTTGTAGAAATGTCATTTTATCTCCTAGTTATAAAAAATGTGACGACCAATTTTTGCTACGGGTTTTTTACCCCATTTTGGATTAACGTAGTCTCCATGAAAGTAGAGTGCATTTTTAATAGAAGGCAACCTAAATCCTTCTAACAGTACTTTTTTAGCTACTTCCATACTTTCGTAATAGACTGGGCCATTCATTGGTTTCTTAAAACTGGCTTTATCACAGTACCAACTGAATTGGCAAAGAACTCGCTCATAAACAATGTTCTTTTGATAAACAACCTGACAGATGTCGCTGGGAAAATCCCCACTTTCTGCACGATTGATAGTTACTTGTGCAACAGCAACTTTTCCTTCGAAAGGCTCATAACCTGCTTCGTAGTAAATGTTACGTGCTAGGCAATCAAGTTGGGTTTGGCGGACTTGTGCTGTAATTGGACTTGCGCTCATTCGAGCCTCCTTTAGATTGTCCAATTTATATGCTGTAGCACGTTGAGCCACTACCCCTACAATAATTGCGACTGTTAGATAAACAGCCATTTTTATAATGCGTATCATAAGTTTCCTCCTTTACGCGAATTAAGATGCAAGCACCTTACGTTCCAAAAGCGGAACGTTAATTAGTTATCTCGATAATTTTTTTGGTTATCTACGCATTTTTGCGATATCAACGGCTTCTTCGTTTGAAAAAACCGGCACTGCGTTGCTCTTATGCATGGTTGCAATGCCCATAACCTTGGTGCCAGTATAGACCTTGGCTGGTACCAATGTGGCCACACCTAAACCTGTGTTTAAACTGCGTACTTTTTCAACTTCAGTTTCTCGTCGAGATAGGTCTTTTGGTGGAACATAAACTTCAGATTTTAGAGCACGAGTTCGCTTTTTTTCTTCAGCTTCGACGCCCCAACGTTTCTGTAGTTCTTTCCACTCTGTATCCAAATCTCTAGCCTTCCTTGCCTCGTCGGCATTTCTAAATTTGATTTTTCCACGCTTCTTGCCGTTAAGGCTGAGACTAGGATGATGAAGATGCATACTCATAAGTTTTCACCGGAAGTTAAACACATCACAATATTATATAGTCTTGTTTAACTTGAGTCAAATATTTTGGTTTATACTCGAAACGATTCGCCACACCCGCAACGATCACGTTCATTTGGATTTTTAAATTCAAATCCTTCATTGAGTCCGTTTTTAACATAGTCCACTACTAGTCCTCTAAGATAAACCAAATCTCTAGTGGCTGTTTTTACAATAAAGTCTTTGTAAACAATGCGTTCGTCTGCAGGGTCAAACTTATCTTCTTTTAGATATTCTAACACATAGGCAAGACCACTACAGCCCGTAGTTTTGACACCTATACGTAGGCCGAGGCCGCCTCTTTTTTTGAGTAGTTGTATAATCTGATTTTCTGCACGTTCAGTTAGAGAGATCATGCTTCTTTCGATAATCTGCCACTGCGGCTGTTATAGCATCTTCTGCTAATATACTGCAATGTATCTTTACAGGAGGCAGGGCTAGTTCTTCGGCAATTTGAGAATTTTTAAGGTTGACAGCATCATTGATATGCATACCCTTTACCCACTCAGTAACAAGGCTTGAACTGGCAATTGCTGAACCGCATCCATAAGTTTTAAATTTGGCATCGGTAATAATGCCATCTTTGTCTACTTTGATTTGCAGTTTCATCACGTCGCCGCAAGCCGGTGCACCGACCATACCTGTACCAACTGTAGGATCATCTTTTTCAAATGATCCTACATTCCTTGGATTTTCGTAATGATCAATTACTTTACTACTGTATGCCATACAGTATTTATACTATTATTTTACTTCTTTGCGGGCATTTTTAACTGCTGTCACATCGTTACGGGTGTCTTTGCATAACTTGGCCAAATCTTGACAATGCTTGCGGACTCGTGTACCAGCTGCGCCAACTTCTTTGTCATAAAACTTTTCAAAGTCTGCCTCCATTGCTTCTACGATTGCTGTGAATTCTGCGTGTTTATTTGTAGCCATTATATTTCTCCTTTAGGCAATTACACAATACTTATGTGCATTATCTCATTAGAAAAATATTTCATCCACCAGCAAAGACATTTGAGCTACCTGCAGCCACTGATGTACACCCAGACAGTGCATCTCCGATTCGTCCGCATCCTAGATTGTTTACAAATACACTGCTACTTCCAGAAGCGATTGGTGCAGAATGTGCAGGACAAGGACTTCCTGGCAACAAATGTACAGTATTAACATCGCTCTGTCTGCTGATTGGACGATTATTGGCAAATACGTTCCCAGAGCCAGCTGCTCTTACCATGCCCGAGCAATGGGCAACGTCTGCATCTCCAATCCTTGTTACTGCTGGCATAGTTAACTCGCTTTGTAATTATAGTTAGCCATAAATGAAGTCATGGCTTCTAACGGATTTTCTACTTCCTGTGTAACTGATAGTGATATACTTCCGTTAACAGTAAGAATATAAGTGCGTGTTTGGCTTTTCCTTGAATCTTGATTTAGGATAAACAGATTCTTTTCAGCTGGCATATTTTCTCTGCCTGTTGCTGTACTAGGAGTAGTCTCTAGATCACTAAATCCAGGTTCTGTGTAGGTAAAGACATCAGTGAATGTATTTAGATGCTGTCCAGAAATAGTTACACTAGTAGATCCGCCTGTGACAGTTATACTAGTCTCTAACGGTGTACCTGATAACACTCCTGTCACAGAACTTATTGTTTCAAACTCGTCATCTGGAATTATATTTACAGTGGCAGTAAAATTGTCGCCTATTACAACAGAACCGAGTGATAGAGGACTAGCCGTTGGCATGTTTGTTATTTTCTTTTTGAATTAACTGCTGAAGTCTATGATGCCACTGTTCAATTTCGTTATGCTGGTCTGTTGTATGTGGTCCATTTGGTATTTCAGGTACAAATTCTATCACATGATCAAAATCGTCAGGGATATCTTCGTACCTAGTATAGGTTACAAGTTCTCCGTTGACCATGATGACAAACTTATGCATTAAATTAATTTAATTCCTGTAGTAGACTCTAAGAATTGTTTGGCAAATGACTCATCGGTCAGCTCTGCTACTGTTACTGTAGATTTTTGCAACTTAACATCTGCATTTGGACTTACTGTAAACAAGTAAGGCATTAGTCCGGGACCTTGTTGTCCCATGCCAATAACCATTGGCCGACTTAGTTTATAATAGCTGTCTGTCTCTTCAGATAGTTTAGCAACTAGTTCTTCTCCGCTGGTAAGTTTGAGTGTGATTACATCGCCTGATGACATGCCTTTATTAATTAACATTTACTAACCTTTCTTTTAATTCGTTAAATCCGCCTACTAGTTCTCCATCTAGGAAAATCTGTGGTACTGTACGTGCCGTGGGCACTGCTTCTAATAATTCTTCTCGGGTATATCCATCACCTATTTTGCGTTCTTCAAATTCAATACCTTTTTGTGTTAGTAATGCCTTGGCCTGATCGCAGAATGTGCATTGATATTTTGACCATACTATTGCTTTCATTTTTTCTCCGTTATACTGCTGGTAATTCATCGTAGTCAATACTATCACCCATTACACCAATGACGTAGTTTGTTGACTCATTTTCTTGTAAGGCAGTCTGCTTCTTACTAGTGTCTACATGTTTGTTAAACCACGGAATAGGTGTTGACTTGGGTGCAGGGCTTTGATATTTAATGCCAATATCTTTTAATGCTTGCAGAGCAGTATAGTCCACAAATTCTTTTAAAATATTAGCGTTCAATCCGATGACAGGGCCTTTCTTAAACAAATAATCAGCCCAGGCTTTCTCCTCGCAAATTACATCTATATATAATTGATAGACTTCGTTGGCACACTCTTCCTTGGCCTGTGCAAATCTGCTGTCCTCTTTAACCACTGCATTAATCATTAAGGCAGTCCATTCTTTGTGTAGGACTTCGTCTTGTAGAATTAAACTAATAATGTTTCCATTACCAATAAAGATTTTATTTTCCACCATGGCAAGACTAGTGGCAAAGCTGACCATAAAACGGAATGCTTCTAGTGCATAGCTGGCGTTGAGTGCCAACCATATTGCCTTAACATGTTCTAATTCAGGTATATCTTCACCCGTTTCTTTTTGGCAATTTAATTTGTGTAGGTAATCATAATACTTGCCAACACTACTGGCCATATCAATAATCTCTTGTGTATCGTGGATGGTGTTAAAAACATCTTTAGGTACATTGTAGATGTTACGAATAATGTGGCTATAACTACGGCTATGTATATTAGTTTCAAAGAAACTCCAATTATACATTAGAGCTTCGACTTCTGGTAAACTGACACAAGGTGTAAACACCTGTGCCGGACCACGTCCTTGTAGGCTGTCTAATGCTGTCTGGCGTAGCAGGTTGCTGGTAAAGATATGTTTGACCGCATCACTGGCATCTTTAAAGTCGTTAGCATCTTTGCTTAGACTAATTTCTTCTGGTACCCAAAAGAAGCCTCGTGCTGTTTGTTCAATCTTTTGTATCTTAGGATACTTAACTTCTTCAAAGCGTTGGATGGTTACAGGACCCGCTGGATCTAGAAACATCTTACGATCTAGATAGTCTGTCTTTGTGGTTAAATTGTATTGTTCTTTGCTCATAGTTTACATGCCTCGCAGTCGTCTTCTAATTCTTGTTCTATGTATGTTTGTGCAATGGTCTGCACTAGTTCTTCGTTGGCTTTACTGCCTGCTTTATTAATCAGACTGTAGTAGAATGTTTTTAATCCCCATATATGGGCTTGCATTAAATTTTTGGCAATTAGTGTAGTCGGTACTTTACGGTCTGCCCAGTGTGCGGGATTATAAAAAGTATTTGTACTAATGCTTTGGTCAACGTAAGCAGCCAACACTGCGGCAGTTTTAAGATATCCGTCGCAGTCTTTTTGTTCCCACATAAGTTGATATTTGTTCTTTAGCCTGTGGTATTCAGGGACCACTTGAATAAATGACCCTGCTTTACTTTCCTTGACACTGATTAAACTCATAGGCAACTCGATCCCGTTAGTGCTGTTAATGGCTACACTACTAGATTCTACAGGGGCAATTGCCATAAGTGTGGCGTTGCGAACACCATACTGTTTCATCTCAGCACGTAGTGGTTCCCAAGGTAGTTCAGGAGTAAAGTCAGTAAGTTCATTCACACCCTTGGCACGTAGTTCCCAGGGGAATATGCCTTGACCATATCTTGTTCTACCACTGTGTGTGCATGGACCGCGTTCTTTGGCTAATTCAACCGTGGCTTCTGTTAGATAAAACGCTTGATGTTCCATCCAAGATTTTACATCTTGGAGTGCGTCTTTTTCGCCGTACTTGAGTCCACGCTTGGCGTGCCAGTAGGCAAGATTTGTGACTCCGATACCCAAGGGTTGGATTTCATCATTTGATAGTTTTGATTGGATTGAGAGGAAGTCTTGGTAGTCCAATATGTTGCACAGGCTACGCTGAAGAATACGGCAAGCACGGCGCATGTCTTCAGGATTGCGGAACGCACCCCAGTTGATTGAGCCCAGTGTGCAAAGAGCGATACGGCCATCGCTGTCATCCAAACGCTTAAAGGATTTAGTAGGAAGAAGTATTTCACAGCAGAGATTACTTTGATAAATGGTATGGTATTCAGGGTCAAAAGGTCCTTGATTCATTACATTGTCAATGAACACTAGATAGATACGTCCTGTGTCAGTACGCTCTTTAAGAATGCCGCCCTTGAATACATCCTCGGCATTCATTGTTTTTGTTCGAAGGTCTTTACGTTTTTCATATTTTACGTACAGCTCTTCAAATAGCTCGGTGTTACGATAAAACGCTTCATACAGGTCTGGTACTTCATTGGGATCAAAGAAAGTTATAGTTTCCTTGTTTCGAAATCGTCTCCAGAAGAAGGCGGAGAGGACGACTCCGTAGTCCATGTGTCTAACTCGGGTTTCTTCTGTTCCTTGATTGTTTTTAAGCACAATAAGATCATCAAACTGATGATGCCAAATAGGATAGAACACAGTAGCACTAGCATTACGGATACCTCCTTGACTACAACTACGTAAATCACCAAACCATTTCTTTAGAAATGGGATCATGCCGGTGTGCATTATTTCACCTCCCCTTATAGGGGATCCCAAGGGGCGTAGGCGTCCAATTTCTAATCCAATGCCAGCACGTTTACTGGCATACTTGGCCATCATCTCTCCGGACGCGAAAATACTGTCCAGATCATCATCCGACCTAATAAGTACGCAACTACTAAACTGTTTAGTAGGAGTACCAAG